ATGTTGAGTTAACCCTTGGCTCAACTAAAACTCTCTTAATTCGGTGGACACCTCAGCAATGAGACAATACCGAGCCAAGCAGATAGCTTTGCTATTGGGCGTGTGTAACGACTAGCTGAAAAGCGTAGGGAGCAAGTGCTCTCGAAACAGAGAGGACACGTAATGTGTCAAGATATAGTCTGATCTGTATAGTGATATACAGCTGCATGTAATGATGCGGGAATCACTTAACGACTGATTCTGAACAACAATGAAAGGCAGTTTGATGAGCGAAGAGGTTGAATTTAGCCTCCTTTGACAGAAATGTCAATGTAAAATCTGTGTTAATTCGGTGAAACTCTCTTGTGTGAGACAATACCGAGCGAAGCCTAGAAATAGGAACGTGTAACGACTAGTTAATAAACGTAGCTTCAAGTGAAGCGAAACACACAGCCCCTGAAAATGGGTGAAGATATAGTCTGAACTTCTATGGTGACATAGAGCAGCACGTAGTGGTGCGGGGGTGGCCTAACGAACCACCCTGAACACATTGTAAGTCACAGTTTAGTGAACATATGGGCGGTGGCCTTAACATCTTTGCAGAGGCGATTACTGGGAAGAAAGGTGTAGATGCAACAAAAACCTTCATGGAAGGTATGAAGAAAGGTTTGTACGACAGTGCCAAGTGGTTGCCAATTGTTGCAGAAAGAATGAAGGCAATGGCTTACCAGAGTGGTGTTGTTGACAAAAGTACAAACAATCTGGAATCTTCTGTCAATCGTCTGAGTAATGCTTGGTTTGAATTAATGTCCAGTAGTGAGGAGAATGGGCTTGGCGGTGTAATGGCTCGTGTCATTGACTTCACCACAGAAAAACTCCGAGACATGGACAGATGGCTCAAGGAAAATAAAGACACGGTTGACGGTATTGGCAAGGCGTTTGATTTTGCATTTGCTATTGCTAAAATGTTCTTCAACTACCTTGTAAGTGATACAGGCGTTCTTCTCCTCTTGATTACACTCGCAAGCAAGGCAGGCACAGTGATTAAGGCAATGTTGCCAATGGCACGTCTGTTGCCGTACATCATCCTAGCCGGTTTGTTTACGGAGATTAAAAGTACAATTGATGGCGCTGACACTATCTTCACTCGTATGGGTGTTACAGCAAAAGAAATGGCTGACCACTTCGACAAGTATGGTAAGTTTTACGGTGTTGTTGGTGGTGCTCTTGTTGGTGCCAAGGCAGGTAGGGTTGGTGGTGCTTACGGCAGTGCTGCCGGTGCCATTATAGGCGGTTTCACAGGCGCTGGTATCATGTCTGACGAGCAGGCCCGCGCCCGTACAATTATCCGAGAGGCGTTTAAGCAAAAAGGTGCCGCACTTTGGAACAATGCTAAAGTGATTAACAATGCCCTTGGTGCTGGTATGTCTACGGAAGAGCTTTACAGCATGGGTGCTACCCCTTACCAGCTGAAGTCTGCAACAGGAGACATCCCTCGTGCCGCAACAGTTACAGGGAATAGTGTTGTCATTCAAGGTGATGTTAATGTGAATGCTGACAACCCAGAAGCATTCCAAGAAGCTTTGAAACAAGAGGCTGCTAAACACGCACCAAAAGGGAAGCAATAATGAGTGCAATCAGTATTAAACGCAAGAATGGAGACATCATCCATTTGACAGAGGTAGTGAGATATGGTAAAGATTTTATCAACACTGTCACAAACAATCCTGTCGAGAATGGTAGTAAAATTTCCGATCATGTTCAAAGCGAGAATGCCCGTTTCTCCATTAACGGGTACATTGCTTGGTCTGACATTACAAATCAAACAGGTGTTCAATCTGGCGGTAATGTGAACTCACAAGCTGGTGGTGTGAGTATTATGGGGCAAGACCTTCCTACTGTTCTAGGTGGTGCTTCGGTGTATAAAGCATTGAAAGCTATCCGAGACAACAAAGAGCTTGTCGATATTGTCGAGTCTGCGTTGCGTGTAAGCTCTCTGTATTCCGAAAGTAGTACAGAGGGTTTTACGCTTCACAAGAATTGTATTCTCACCTCACTGTCTTTTGACGAAGATAGTGACACAGGTGACGGCACGAATGTTTCTTTAATGTTCGAACAAATTCGCCTTGTAACTTTGCGTGAAGTTGAAGTGAAAGTAGTGAAACAAGCAGAGGGTAAAGGTACATCTGGGACAAACAAAGGGAATAAGAAACCAACCACCAGCACACCAACCACCAACACTCCAGCTCAAGCAGCAAAGAAGCAAGATAAAGGGGAGTTGGGAGGTTTTGGTGATGATTTGAAAGATGTGCTAAATGCAGGCGCTAAACTACCTGTAGTTGGTAGGTTTTTCAAGAAACAACAAAGTGATTATCTACAATGATATTGACTTATTCAGAATCCGTGGTATAATAAAGGATAAATAAATGTCTTATAAAACTATCATTGATTTGGATAGTAGTGTTATTTCGACAGTGCCTCTTCAATTATTCAGTGATGTATATTACTCGTACACAACTATATTAGAACGGAAGACATATAAACTTGACTTCCAGTTTGTGTCTTTTAGTGAATCGTGGAATATGTCTATTTATGACGAAGATGAAGAGCCTCTGTTAATGAATCAGGCTCTTGTCCCCTCGTACCCGATTGACCCACCTATTTCATCTGGTTTGGAAGGGTTTTTTATCCTAGTACCAGTCGCAGATAACTCAAATGGTAAGTGGGATGATTTGAAGTGGAACCTACAAGACAACTACTATTTTGCATACATAACTAAAACGGAATTGTTATAAGGAGATAGCGTGGCTGCTAATGAAGAATTTATCTATCTTGCAGAAGATGGAAGTAAGACAGAGGTGCCTGCAAATAGCACATTGAATTTGGAATATGCAGACTACGCACCTCTTGACACAACCCCATACCAATTCATGCGCGTGTATGAGTTGATTATAGCCGATGGGTACGATAAAAAGGGTGTTGCAATACAAGACCTTCAGGTAACATTCTCTGTTAAGAAGGTTAGTAATGACACAGAAGAGCCTAGTGAAGCAACTATTTCTATTGTAAACCTTGCAGAAGATACAGCTAAACTCTTAGCTAAAAAATGGCCTGTTGTTATGTTGAAGGTTGGTTATTTAAAAACTGGCTTACAAACACTTTTCCAAGGTGAAGTTTATGATTTGGAAACTAAGCGACAAGGTACAGATTGTATTACAACATTTAAGGCCACACCATTCAAGCAGAACATGGATTACGGGTACGTATCGGGATTCATTGCTGCTGGCGGCACGTTGGCTAATGCCTTTGACAAAATTCGTGAGAGTATGGGTGCTGCTAAGGGTATTTGGCGTAGCGAAAAGCTAAACTATTCTGCACCGTTTGGATGGACACTGAGTGGCAGTCCGAAACAAGAGCTTCAACGTCTCTGTGACGCCTATAACCTTGAGTATCGCATTGACAAAAACATTCTGTACATCAATGACATTGAGACATCTACAGACAGTACGGTTGCAACAGCTCCACTACTCACGTACACAACAGGATTGCTCGAAGGCCCGTATGACAGCACAACACGAATCAAACGCGGTAAGCTAGACCCTCTGCGTAAGAAATCATTCTACGTTAAAGCCCTACTGAACCCCTCTGTGCGTGCAGGTTGGATGGTGAAGATTCAGGGAACAAACAACGATGGCGTATACAAAGTAGAAAGTGCAAACTTCCGTGGTGACTACCGTGGTGGTGATTGGATTATGGAACTTGATCTGGTTACAACAGATGAGTACGCAAAACTCCGTGCCGAAGATGCCCGCAAGGCTGCTAAGAAAGATAAGAACAAGAAAGAAGAGGTTAAGTAATGTCCTATCTGCACTCTATCGCAGCAGGTTGGATGGTTAATAAATATACAGCCATGCCTGCCAAGGTGGTGAGGTTTGATTTCGATAACCAGTGTGTAGACATCATCCCTTGCATTAATGTAGTTGATACAGGTACGAATGAAGAACAAGAGCGTTCTTTGATTCCTGCTGTCCCTGTTGTTTTTCCATGCTCCTCCACATCTGCTATTACATTCCCAATTAAAGAAGGTGATTTTGTACTTGCCGTATGGAGTATGCGCTCTGTAGACAACTGGAAGCAGAATGCTAGTGCCACACCATCGGACTTTCGTATGTTCGATGTTCAGGATGCTTTTGCTATCCCTTGTACATTTCCTCGTAATCAAACAAAGACACGAGCTGGCCAAGGCAAAGATGACTTGGTGTTGGTGCATAACATTGGCGGTAGTCAATGTGAGCTTCACCTCAAATCTTCCGGTGATATTCTAGCAAAAACCCCAACAATATTCAAGATAGAGGCAAGTTCTGTCGAAATTGATGCGCCAATTACAACAACTTCCACTATCACAGCAGCGGGTGATGTTGTTGGTGCGGGCGTGAGTTTGGAAAGTCATACACACGGTGGTGTTTCTTCCGGTGGAAGTAATACAGGAGTACCGAATTAATGGATATTCTCTTAGTGAAAGAAACAGGAGATGCTGCATTCATTAACGGAACAATTCCAACAACAGATGAAACACGACAGTCTGTTGGTCAACGTCTGAAAATCAAACTACAGACGTTTTATGGAACATGGTTTATGGATGAAACATACGGCATTCCTTATATTGAACAAGTGATGGGAAGAAAGCGTAGCAAGAGTGCAATTGATGCTCTTATTCAAGCTGCAATTCTTGAAGAACCTCTTGTCAAAAGCCTTGTCAGCTACACATCAGAAATAAATTCTTCCCGTCAATACCTAGCCACATTTCAAGTGATGGTGGATACAGGTGAAATCACAGAACCAATAACAATTAATACAGGGATTTAAAATGGCCTATGGCGTTACAACAGAAGGCTTTGTCCTTAAAAATCTAACAGACATTCTGGCAGAGAAACGTGCATTGGCTGTCTCTCTGTTTCAAGAGCTTGTCCCAGAAGGTGAGAGTGTTGACACAAGTGATAGTTCATTGCTTGGACGTCTCATCTCCCTTGTTTCTCCTTCCGAAGCCGACTTGTGGCAGGCAATGCTTGCAACATATCAAGCTTTCGACCCAGATCAGGCATTCGGTGAGAGTTTGGATAACATCGTTGCTTTGTCTGGCCTAACACGTTTTGTTGCCAAATCTACGACAGTGCAATGCTTGTTTGAACTTGCTCCGGCAACATCTCTGACAACAGCAGCACAAGTGAGTAGTAGTACAACAGGTTACAGGTTCACACTGACTGAACCGTTGTCCTACTCTTTGTCCAATGCCTCTTCTATTAAAGTGAGTGTGTTGAATGTGCAAAACAGTACAGCCTACACCATCACATACAAATCTAGCAACACATCTGACACACCTGTATCTCGCACATACACATCCGATGCTTCCGCAACACAAGATGAAATCTTGAACGGTATTGTAGCCGCTTTTGCTTCAGACGTAGCCTTTACAGCTACACGAGACGGGAGTGTTGTCTACATCAAGTCGAACGATGCTTTGCTGAAGCGCGACTTCACCATCACATCCAACCTATCTGCCCCGTTTGTATTCCGTTCCGCCACTGTAGAATGTACAGAGACTGGGGTTATAGAGCAAGCAATCTCCTCTGTCAACACAATCGACACACCTGTTATTGGATGGGCAAGCGTTACCAACCCTGTTGCAGGTGTTGTCGGTAATGATTTGGAAACAGATGAAGAGTTGCGCTTACGTTTCAAACAGAACAAGGCACGTACATCTACTGGTACTGTAACAGCCTTATATTCTGCTCTGACAGCTCTTGACAGTGTTGCAGAAGTGAAAGTGGTTGAGAACGATACAAACACAACGGACAGCAATGGTCTTCCTGCTAAATCGTTTATGTGCATTGTAGATGGTGGTAATAGCTCGGATATTGCTAATGCTATTTGGCAGAAGAAACCAGCAGGCGTATTGGCGTATGGCAACACAACAGTTGCTGTTGTGGATAGTCAAGGGTTTAGTCATGACATTAGCTTTCAACGTGTAGCGGATGTCACTGTCTACATCACCGCTGATGTTACCACCTACACTGGTGCCCCACCAACTGCTGTTGCTGACATTAAAGCGGCACTGATTGAATATGTAAACAGTCTAAGAATCGGTGATGATGTAATCTATTCACGTTTGTACACACCGATCAACACCGTAGCTGGGGTGCAAATTAATAGCTTGTTTATTGGTACATCAGCATCTCCATCTGCTACCGCAAATATCCCAGTTAGTCTCGTTCAGCGTGCTTTTACTCAAAGTTCTTTCATCACTGTATCTGTTTCGTAAGGAAAAGACATGGCTTTGAATGAGTTTAATGAGGTTGATTATTACGCAGAGGCTGTTAGTAGATACACTGACCAGTTTCAAAATAAACCCGTATTTGATAAATATGTGCAACTGTTGTTGAACGAGAAGATAAATGCCCAACAAGCCATGATTCAACTCATGCAGTTGCGTAGTTTGGACACTGCAACAGGGGTGCAGCTTGACAACATTGGAAACATTGTTGGACAAGAGCGTATTTTGGTTGACACCGGCATTTATAAATATTTTGGGTGGGAAGAAGACATCACTGCTGGTGAGTGGGCAGATGAGACTGTAGAGGGAAGTGGCTTTGAATGGGTGGATGAGTACAGCCTAGACTCTCCTATTCAGTATATTGCGCTCGATGACAACACATATAGACTGTTTATCAGAAGTAAGATTTTAAAAAACATATCCGGGATAAGTCCAGAAGAAGTGATTGAGTTTTTTAATTTCCTCTTCAAAACATCGAAAACAAAGATTACAGAGCTTTACCCTAACACAGTTGTTGTATCTGTTGGAAAACAACTTACATTTCAAGAAAAACAGTTTCTTTACTATGTGAATACGCAGCAAGGTTATGCTGACAGACTGTTCCCTAAACCAGCAGGTGTTAGATTTCAATTCGTAGAGGTAAGTTACCCGTATTTTGCATTCTCCGACACTCAAGGTGCTTCTGGCTTTGATGTAGGGAAATTTGCATCTATTACGTAAGGAATGATATGACAGTATTTACAAAACCAGATTTTAATGATGTGTGGGCTGAAAATGGTGAAATGATTGATTTATCATCTGCATCCATAAAAAGCGGCTGGACAAAAACAAAACCTTCTTTCCAAAAAGCAAACGCTATAGAGAATAGACAGGATGCATTCTGCGCCCACGTCAATCAACACGGTATTCCTGTGTGGGATAGTGGAACACAGTATATCGCAGGTAAGAGTGTGGTGCAAGATTCGGATGGTATGCTATATCAGTGTATCACTACGAACACTGGCCAGAATCCTAAGACAGACACTTCTTTCAGTTATTGGAAGAAGCTGCTAGGCCGGACTGTTGGTGGTATCAATGGGTATAAATACAACGCTGACGGTACAATTGAACAGTGGGGTGTTGGAACATTCAGCGGGGCCAGTGATACAGTTGCAATTGTACCTTACAACATCACATTCCCAAATGCTTGCTGGAATATACAAGTGAGTATTGGTGCTATATTAGGTAATGGTAATTTTGGCGCAGAATTAAATAATGCTTCAACATTTAGACTGGGTTTCCATGACAATAACGGTGACACAGCGGTAGGTGTTGCATACTACTGGCGCGCTATAGGGAATTAAATGGAGACACTATCGTTCTTTTCTGTAGAAGGTGTTGACCTTCTGATTAAATACGGTGGTGTCGGCCTCTTCCTTTTGATTATATTCGCTTGGCTTGCAAGCCACCTTAAACTTCAATTGTTTGAGAATGGTATGAAGCAGGATGCGTATAATGCTCTTACAAAACAACTTTCAGATTTGAGAAAGGATTTTGACAAAGAGCGAGACAAACTGGAAGAGGCATACAAACAGCGTAATGAGGCTATCAGTGAGCTGAAGAAATGGCAAACACTTGCCGAACGCATGGAAGGGGAAATGCAAGAGATGAAGGAAGAACTTCGTGCAAACAACGAGTTCATTCGTGAAGTGTTGAACAGTATCCACGTATTTTCGGCTACACATCCACACGAGGCTTCTCTTCTGCATATTCCAACACTACCAAATACACATAAATAAGGAAAATAAATGGCAGATATTGTAAAACCGGACATGAGTAGACTGTGGGCCAACAGTGGAGCACAAACTCAACCTGCTGATGCTGTTGTAGACAGCGGCTGGCAAAGCGGCGATATTCCACCTTCCCAATCCTTCAACTATATCGATGGTAGGCAAGATAAAGCAATTGCCTACATTTTGCAAAAAGGCATTGTGGAGTGGGATAGCGTAACTGAATACGTCGCAAATAAAAGTTTCGTACAATACGCTGGTAAACTGTACAAGGCAGCCGTAACAAACACTAATTCTCAACCCGCACAAGGTAATGCCAACTGGCAACTGATTGACTTCAATAAAAACATCAATCCTCTGATGTTTGGTGCTGTAGGTGACGGGGTTACTGATGATAGTGCTGCGTTTAAGTTATTGGAAAGTACGTCAGCGACGTGCGTTGATCTGGTGGGTAAGAAGTATAAAATTACCTCATCGTTTGTAGATATTACCAACGGGGTGAATCTGCGTAAAGACTACATTAATGGCCGCCTAATCGTAGACAACAGGGAGAGGATTTTTGATTCAACTAAAAATTTTGCACTGTCTGGGGTGTCTGTAAGTAAAATGTTAGAACCTTCTACAATAAAGTCAATTGGTATAACAAAGGTTGATGATAACAACCTCTTTGTATGGAAACCTCTTGGGGGTGCGCTCTGGCAAAGATGTGGTATCACCCGCTCGGCAACTAATGTGCCTTTCAACTGGAATGAAACATACATTAAGCAGGTTTACGGGTACATTGCAGCACAGGATTCTGGTGTGGTATATACTGGGGGTTGGGCGACAACTAGCGGCGTTTCGGCCCTGTCTAGTGCCGACCCTGCTGTGTATATTGGGGGGAGGGGTAGACAAAGCATTGCAGCTGGTGACTATGTTGAAATCAGTTATACAGGTGGCGGCGATTTGTATGTAATTTTTGCAGGACGAACGTCTGGTAATTACGTTAATGTGCTGCTAGATGGTAAACAGGATTACCTTGTCTTGGCAGATGACGGTGCTGGTAACAAATATTTTGATAGTTACACTTCTGTCGATTTCCAGTACAAGCAAATTGTAAAGATAGCACAATCTGTACCTAGTGGAAGTCACACTATTCGTCTAACTGTATCTTCTAGTAAAAACCCTTCTTCGTCTGGGAACAGATTTATCTTCAACGCATTGTCTTTTGACAACAACGAACTCGGGCCGTGGCGTAAGGAAGCAGATGCTATTCCTTGGGCATCTGGTCAAGTTGTATTGCAAAACCAAGTACGCAAGAGCGATAATAAATACTATTATGCCACTGCGGACGGAACAACGGGCGCTACCGCACCAACACACACCTCAGGCACTGTATCGGACGGTGGTGTTTCTTGGACTTACAGGGTAGACAGTGGGTATAACCTTCTTGACCACCGTATCCAAGCAGCAGGGAGTCAGTTGGAATATGCTTACGAAATAAAACCATCAGGCGCAGTAAATAAAGAAGATGTTGGTGCTGCACTGCACGGTAATGAGACACAAACGTCTTACAGTATTTATGTCGGTGGTACAAAAGCGTCGCTTCTCAACGGTGAATGGCGTGTCGGAGATAGTGTACAGATCGTAGAGTCCCTTTATTCTACTCACAGTGAGATTGGCGGTGGTACGACACCTGTTGTGGTTACTTCGCTCTCCAGAACATTTAAACGACAGCACGTAGAAGTGACACACAAGCATACGCTCCAAATGGCTGCGGAATTGGGTTATTTCTATCCCCACATGTGGCCACTGTTGCACTATTCTAGCATTGGTCAGAAATACGGTGTTCGTAAGTTGTGGACACCGGGAGATGGATACAGATTATGTGCAGATTTCTATGGACAATCTAACCCCTTTGTTGGAAAAACAAAAGACTTACTGATGGTTGCAACAGGAGATGCTATGCAACCTAACGGAGTGAGTGGAACACCTTCTTCCGCAACCCCTCCTCTCAGTTTTATGGCTTGGTTGTCTGTTGACCCGGATTCCGTTGACTATTACAAGGATGCTTCTTCTTTGTTTGCAACAAAAGCAATGAACACGTCTGGGGCTGATGTCTCGGCAGGTGGTTTTTCTTCTATGACTAGCAAGATGTATTTTGAAAGGTACAGCGCAGACAACCCTGTTTCACTTCCAAATGGTTACTCGTTTGAGTGCCGTGCCATTTATGGCTTTTGTCTAGTCCCATATCAAGGTGTTTAAATGTCTAATAAAAAACAATTCGTCCTATCTGAACGCTCTCTTAAATCTTTGACGGGTGTTGACAAACGCCTGCAAGAAGTAGTGAAGCTGGCCCTATCTTATAGCACAGAAGACTTCTTTGTCAACGAAGGATTGCGTTCTGTTGAACGGCAGAAAATGCTTGTCGCTCAAGGTGCAAGCAAGACAATGAATAGCAAACACATCACAGGCCATGCTGTTGACCTTGTTCCTGTTGCTATTAAGGGAGTTATCCCTTGGAACGATGGTAAGAAGTTTGACATCATCGGTAAGGCGATGTTCAAGGCAGCAGCAGAGCTTGGTGTTAAGATTCGCTGGGGTAAGGATTGGAATGGGAATGGCATTGCAGATGAGAAGTTTGTAGACAGTCCCCATTTTGAACTCCTCGACACTACAAGTTTCCAGAAAGGGTTTTAATATGACAAAAGTACAACAACTTAAACAACACATGGTTGATCTGTTGGCTGAAGCAAGTACATGGCGTAGTATTATGTTCTTTGTGGCAATGGGTACTGGGTATCAGTTGAATTGGCCTGAAGATCAGCAATTGTTTGTCGCCACATCAGCAGCTTATGCTATTGGTTTGCTTTTCAAGGATAAAACAAAATGAATTATGTAGCGGAGGTGCTATATAAAGGCGTCCCTGCTCTTCTTGTCGTGGCCTGTCTATTTCTGGCAGGCTGGACAGTGAGGGGTTGGAATGATGCACAGGAAAAGTCTAAACAAGAAATTGCTATTGCTGAAAAACGTATAGCAATTGAGGCCATGTCTAAGGAGGTGATTGTGCAGCTCAAAGATACACTTGATTCGATTGAGAAACAAGGTGTCAAAGAGAGACTTGTGATTCAGAAGGAAACTGAAAAACCAATCTACAAACAGCAATGCTTTGAGCAAAGCGGTGTAGATGCTATTAACGACATGGCTAAAGGGAGTAAGAAATGACTAAAGTGTTTGTTATTCTCTCGGCTGTTCTACTAACAGCATGTGCTAGCCAGAAGATTGTACTTCCACCCGAAACCTTCCAACCACAACTCACACAGATTTGTGAGCCAGAGCTTGCTCAATTGAAGGGAACAACTGGTGGTGCTATTCTGATGACAATGCAGCAATGGAATGAAAGCTACAGACGTTGTGAGGCATTGAATTACAGCAAAGCACAATACATGCTAAAGCTGCAAGAAATCATTAAGAAAAACAATTCGATGCTTGTTTATTAGACAAGAAGAAAAGCCCTCCGTAATTGGAGGGCCTTCTTTTGTTGCTTAGATTTTACAGACCAGCCAGCGTAGCGGCTTCGTTGATAACACTTTGCTCTTCGTTCATACTTTGTTTTGCAAACATTGCAAGGCTCTTCTTAATTGCTTTCTTCTCTGCTTTGTTCTCTTTATCATAACCCATCTTGTCGAAGAAAGCTTCAATATCACCGGCAAGGAATTCTTTGATATTTGCAATCTCGTGCATTTGTTTTGCGTATTCTGCACGCAGTTCTTTGTACAGAGCCAGTTGTTCAGCGTTCATTTGAATGTTCAGTTCGTTCATTGTTTATTTCTCCTTTAATTAAATGTTTTCTTCTACAACTTCTTCGGCTTGTTTACGTACTTCACTGGAGTATACAGCGTCTAGCATTGCACTGGCAAGTACAACAAGTGCTGCATCTTCACTGTTATTTTGCATGTGAAAGTGGATATTGTCGAGCGTTTCTTTCAGATTGTACACCTTATTTCTCCTCTACATTAAAGTTAAAACTACCATCGCCATTCTTAAAAGTATTGTACGCTTTGTAAGCTGCTACAAGTTCTTCGTTAGTTGTTGGTGGATTATCTATCATCTCTTGCACAAAGTCAACATCTTCTTGCGTCAGTTTCAAACTAATATCTTCCATAATCTCTCCTTTAATTTGGAAGCCACGACATGTGGCCTCCGTCATGTTTTACATCTTACTCGGTGTAGCTTCAGTTGTCAAGGATTTCTTTACAACTCATTGGCAAGCCAAGCA